CGATATACACCAGTGCCGACATGGGCCAAGTCCTCTTTAACAAAGCGCACCTTGCCTTGCTCGTCTATCACACGTCTGCGCCATTCCACGACATCGCGTTTCGTTCCGTCTGCCATGGCCTTTTTGAGGTGATAACGTCTGTACATCATATCGGGGTTATTGAGATACTGCCGTATCTGACGGCCAAGGCTCTCTGCCGATATGCCTTGCTTGATGCCCTTTTCAAGAGCTTGCGACATGGCGAGTTCAAACTCCGCCTTTGTTTGTTGCGTGTAGTTCCACACCCTGTCAGAAAGGTTGAGTCCACTATCGCGTTTCATTCTGCTGTTGATGAATGCCTTTGCCGTACTTTCGCGCCAATCGTCAACCTCCTTGCCCTGCATACGCGTGTATGCAGACAGAGCCTTTTGCTGAATGTTGGCTGAGAGCAGAACGGCACGAGTTATGCCCTGCTTTATAAGCGAGCCAAGAGTGCTGCTGTAAGCATCAAGCAAAGCCTGCACCCGTTCTTTTTCGGTCGGGGTGCAAGCCTTTGCTATTGTATACAATTCATCAGGGCTGACAGCGTGAACAGAATTTGATGTTGCCTTTGTCAGCTCTTTAATAAGTTTGTCGTATAGCTTCTGCAAGTCTCCTGAAGCTTGCAGAAGCAATTTTGTCAATCTCTGTTCAGCGGTCATTCCGTGTTTCAGTTATTATTCCTCTCCAGTTTCGTCCTCCTCTTTTGTTGTGCCGAACAAGGCCATCTTCATTGATTGTGCGCTCTCCTCTTGCAACTGCTTGATTGTTTCCTCGGGATTGCTCACAAGTGGATTAAGCCTTACACCATCTTCTTGCGACATCGTTTGCTTGCTCTGCGTTGACAGGTTGATGAGTTGCAGCATCTCCATCTCGTTTTTCGGTATGTAGGGCGTGAACACTGGCGTTACTTGCAACTGGTCTGCAATACGCTTGGGTGTAGCTTTCATGCTTGTTGCATAGCCACTCTTCACGACATTAAACCTTCGCGTAAACATCTCGCCAAACAGTTCCTCTTTCGTTTCGGCCTTTAGGTGTGGGTCGGTAAACATGAGTCGTATTGCCGCTCCGCTCGTGTTGTTACCAAGGGTTTTCATGTTCTCAAACGAGATGTCAGGCGTCTGCGAATATGAGAATATGATGTTTGTTAGGTTGGCTACCTCCTGTCGCATACTCTCGGGAGCAGAGTTCCACGATACGACCTTCATGTCGGCATTTTCGCCCTCGCCTTGGTATACACGGCCAACTTCACCTTTCTCTGCAAAGCCTTTCATCTTGCCCTTGAAGAAGTATGTTGGCGCACCAAAGTAGTCATTCACATCGCCCCAATTTGAAAGCAATTCTTCCAGCCGCTCAATGATTGGTTGCACGCATTCCCATTCGGTTTCCTCCTGCCGATAATACACCACGGGGATTTTACCAAAGCCATGCGGTTTTGCATCGATAAGTTCAAGGTTTGCGCCATTGTTCATGTATCGGTACACGAGGGTTGACGTGTACACATCGAAATGGACACTCGTATTGCCGAGTTCGTCCTTTACGTTATATTTGCGCGCAAATCCGTCCATGCGGTTGTAGTCATCGAAGTGAGGGTACAGAATATCCCCATGCAGTGGCGAGAGCAGCATTACACGCATCTCGTCCTCCTCGCCATCTTCGCCCTTAACGATGTACCATAGCTCCGCGCATTCGCAACAACGGAACAACTCGCGTGCAAGCCGCTTGTCGAAGTAGTCTATCTTGTTGTATTGCAGAATATCCATTACGCTGTCATACAACTCTTGTTGCTGGCTGTCTGCAACCCCCTTAATGTTGTATTTAACTGGTTCGGCAAGTAAGAAGCCAACATCACGTTCACAGATAAGACGCTGTGCTGGAACTGCAATACGGCAGCGGTCTACATACTTTGTCTTGTATAGCCAATTCCCATCATTGTCTCGCTTGTCGCTCTTTACCTTAAGTTCCTTTTTCTTGCGCTTTGTCTTGTCATAAACTGCGTGCTGCATTGGGTTATATTCCGCTTCTGTTACATCAAGAGGCTTTTTGAAACCTCGTTTGCGTGCTGTCAGCAGCGTGTAAATCTGCATCGGGTCGCCCAATGCCATTATCTCTCTTATTGGCTTCATGTTTATTATTTTCTCGTATTTGTTTATTACAGCATTACAGCATATCTATAAAATCATCGGCTTCTATGCCGTTACTATTCTGCCCGAGCAGTTTATCAAGCACCACATAACGTATTGCGTCTATGGCGTGGTTGTAGGCGTCAATAGGCTCATTCAGCCACTTTCCATCTTTATTCTGGCGGTAGGTATAGTTCCTAAACTCTTTCAGTACATTTGTGCTTCGCTTTGTCACGCGTATCTTTAGCTCTTGCATCTTCTGTATTCCTGCCATGATTGACCCTTGAAACTTGTGTACGGGGTGAATGTCAAGCCCTGCATTTGAAATTTCGTCAATCAGTCGCGGGTCGGCACTCTCAGATATTATTTCAATATTTTGTCCGCATTCGCGATTGGCTTCCTTGTGCGCTTTCGCTATGTCTGCAGCCAGCATTTCCGTGCGGTAGCATACTTCATCAATCCACAGCGAATTATCGTTGATATACACGTCTACAATGGCCGTAGGGTCGTTCGTATAACCAAAGTCCATGCCTCGGTAGTGATGCTTCTGATGCCAGCGAGGTATCTCGTCTATCTCTTCCACATTCTCAAATATCAGACCCTCTACCATAGCTTGCAAACCAAGACCGTAGATGCGCCATAAGGACGGGTTTTTATATTTAAGGCTCTCTATCTCGTCAATGACTTTTTGTTCGAGGAATGGGTTATCTTTGTAAGTCGTGATGAAATGATAGGTCTTAGGCTCTTTGTTTAGCGTGCATAGCCAGTGGTCATCAGAGAATGATGGGTTGTAGTCAATGATAGAAAATTTAGTTGTACGCATTTGCAGCTGCTGCCATTCGATAAACTTTAGTTCGTTGCCTTCATTTACGTACAAAATTTGTCGCTTACGACCGCGCAACTTCTGCTCGTTGTCGCACGAAAAAAACTCCACCCATGAGCCATTCGGGAAGGTGCAAATCAATTCCGACTTGTTAAACTTGCAATCGCCCCATATGTGCATATCTTGCATTACTGCTATAAAGTCACGAAGAACAGAACCTTTGAGCGATGGCAATGTAGCTCGAACCACTGAAACTGTCGTATGTGGATTATTTAGGCAATACGAGCACAGCCAAATAATTGTGTTGTACGTTTTCGATGAACGGCTGCTTCCTTGCTCGCTGACTGTCGTATAACCCCGAATGTAGGCTTTGTTAATCTCGGAAAAGATTCTTGTTGTCTGTATTTTATTCTTCTTCCTCTTCATTATCGTCCGTATCAACCTTATCTCTACTATCAATGATTTCAACCATCAATGGTTCGCGGGATATATCCTTTCCATTGGTAGTAACATCAAGTTTCTTCGGGACGTAAAGCCCTAACAACTTTCTTCGCTCTATAAGCATTTTATTTATAAATTCAAGGTAACGTATATCGCCATGACAATTCACGTTCTCAGACATCTGTTCCATCTTAACGGTCACAACGTTCTCACCGCCTGACTCCTCTGAAGGAACGCCGACTTGTCTACTTTGCTTCTTGTCGTAATCAAGTTTTGATTTTTCCCAGGCTGCCCAAGCTTCCTTAATCAACTCGTCAATACGCTGCAATTCGAGTTGGATATTCGCATCAATGCTCTTTATCCTCGTTTCTTGCCACTCTGCTAATAGACGATTAACGTCCTTGTGGACTGTCTGCAATGAATACGTGGGCAAGTCAAGACGAGCCATGACCTCCTCACGTATCTCACGGAACGTATACCCACGCTTGTACAACTTGCTTATAATATCCATGCGGACATATTGCGCGTGCCTGTAATCGCACATCTTCATCTTTTCTTTTATCAGTTTAGCCATTATTTTTCACCTTTATATTGATAGATGAGATTTCCTTCTTCGTCTTTGCCGACTGGAATAATAATGCCTTCAAACATCTTGTACGGATTCTGGCCATTTTGTGGATTATTCCATAACCAACGCATATATGCAGCCATCGTCATGCTGTTAAACTTTGCACGTCTTTCACAACTGCACGTATTGAACCCTTCCGCTTTATTCCATTGGTACTGATGTAGTTCTTCTATATCTTTCTTAATGTCAGACCACCTTACAAGCCCATCTTTTGCATGCTTGGCTATTTGCAAAGCTTCGCAGAATTGCCCTTTTGAGTAATTCCATGTTGGTGGCAAGCCACAGCAAGAGCCATTGTGACAGAGTTCTTTGAAGTGTGCATCGGATACGTAGAAGCGCATTCCGAGTTCATCACATAGATGCTTCATGTTCTTGAAGAATGGCTCCTTAACCTTTCTGTTAAGGCGTAAATAGCCAGTAGAAACGCTATACTTCTTATAGAACGCCATAAGGTCGAAGCCTGCTAATTTGCTGAGTGTTGGCATATAGTGTTTCAGCGTGTTACTTCGCTGCTCGACACAGAAGAATTCTGTACTGAGTGCTGTTGCGCCCCTGTTGGCTACTTCTCTGATAAGGTCAAGATACGTTTTGGACGAAACACCAACAATGAATGGGCGAAGTCTTAAGGTTGCCCCACCTGCATCTGCTTCGGCTATTCTTCTGATAGCTTCAAGTCTTTGCAAGGGTGTTGGCACACCACGTTCTATGACGTGTGCATCGTGTTCATCAAGCGTAATAATGCTAAACTTGAAGTTCCAATTTTTCTGTCCGCGAATTAGCTCCATGTAGCGTTCATCTTCTGTGAACCATGCAGCCTTGGTAGAGAAGCACAGCGGATAATCTATCTCCTTGAAGAAGCGCAACAGTTCCAGAGTCTTTCCATACTTACGCTCATATCCATCAAATTGGTCTGACATTCCACCCCACTGCATAACTCTTCGCTGCTTGATGTAAGTGGCAAACTGTCCTGCGTACTTATCTGGGTCTGTGAACATTCTCTTTATTTTCTCAACATTCACGCATTTCACGTCCTTGTTCAGATAATGCTCTTTACAAGAGCCTAATGCTCGTTGAAATTGGGCAAAACAATACATACAGCCGAAAGCGCAATTACTATACGTGTCGAACGTCATAGGCATTGAACAATCGGCTATCTCTGCTGTCCATCTTGGGCTATTATAATATTGCATCGTAAAGAATAGATTTATTGATTACTATTGATTTCCCTGTGTATCTGATTTCGTTCTTCCTTGTAGCGTGTGGCTTAGCTAAGTTTGGATATTTCTTCAATATTCTCCGAGTACAATACTCATTCACCTTATCACCATCAGCATTCCACAGCTCATGCGCACCGCCCTTAGTATGGAACGTAGCACGCAAACAGATATCATTGAAACGAACCATTTTTAAGCCATTGTTCACACACCTAAGAACAATCTCAAAGTCTTCTTTGAGCGGTTGCTCTGTATCAAATCTGATTGCTTCAGGGTTAGGAAACCCCATGAAGCACCCTAACACTAATTGGTTGATGCTGATAGTGTGTTTCATGAAGAAGTCATTTTGCACGGGGTAACAGCCAAAGAAAACACCGTGTTGTCTCTCAGTGAATAGGAATGCGCGTCTTATTATATAGTCCAAGGTTTCTCTTTTAGCTATAAGAGTACCTTTACCGTATTTGTTTAGGAACTTAATACCGCGTACCTTATCGCTGCATATTATGAGCTTTGTATTTGGCCTATTAGAACACACCCAATCCAAGAGATTATTCTTGTTCTCGCAGACGTTTTTTCCCTTCTTGTAAAGGATAGTAGCCTTACCATCGTACTTTTCAGTCAAGGTGTTGTAATCTTGCTCAGTCTGACAATGTACAATGATTTCATCCTTTTTATAACCGAGAGAATTGAGGTACAGTAGCATTTGCTGCCTGTCTGTGCGATTGTACGTAACAATTCCCCATATTACTTTTGATTGTTCCATTGCTCTATTATTCGATTACGGAGCTCCGTAGAAGAAAGCCCATGATTACGTTTCGTGTACATAATTCTTATTCCGAGTTTCTCACACGTTTCTTTCCCCGTGAAATTCTTGTTGATATAGTCTTCGCCAACGAAACGTATGTCTATCTTCGGAATGCTCCTCAGCGCGAGTTCTAAGTCTTTCTCACTTCCGAGTGCTACAGCACTATTAACGCCCTTGCAATTAAGGACTTGGTAGAACCTTTCAAACAGGCTCTGTACTGGTACATTTTTCCATGTTCTGTCGTGCGTGTCAGCCATAACTCCGACTATTAGGTAATCGCAATATAATCGGCACTCTTGTATCATAGCTACATGGCCTGCGTGGAAGAAATCTCCAACGACAGAAGTAAAGCCAATAATCTTGTTATTTTGCATATAATAATGAATAACAGTGTTCTAATTTTCGTTCAATATCAACTTTGCCGAGTTTCTTAGCATAGTGCCAAACGCGAAAGAGATGACTTTCTTCGCACAATTTCACTGCATTCAAAACCTCTTTGTCTTCAAATAGATTGTCAAATACATCTATTAAGCCCCTGTCGTGTTCAATACCGACAAGAGCCTCGTCCAGCCAATTTAGACTTGCACGGATTTTCGCTACATCAATAATCCAACTTTCGACACCTTTGTTAGGGCTTGGGTCTATTAAAGCCAAGCCTTTATCTGTGGAAATGATATTAAGCAGAGAAAGGTCACCATGTGAGAATGTTTTATCTTCCAGCGTTTTACAATTCGTAATACGTTCAAATATGTCAGTTCTAACACCAACACTCTCTGCTCTTTGGCTAACATAATTAGCGTAAGAAACGACATCATTTCTTCCATCAATGTGTCCTTGCTCTCTTTTCAACTCTTTTATGATATTGCGTATCATATCAGCGTTTACGCACTTTGCAGCCAGATGCCCGTCTACGTATTGCATGTATAATTTCCCGAGTGTTACAGAATACACGATTGGAGTGTAGAACATCCCATTTTTATTTTCGTAATGTGTTTTTGCCCTGCAGTACCAATCATATTGCTCTTTCACATTGCCAGCTTGTTTAATTACAACATTCCCTACACGACAAACTGTTGCCCCTGACAATCCCTCATACGTGCGTACACCCGCTAACGAGAAATCTATTGCGCTCATGGCCTTGTCATCAACATAGATGTCGGCTAAAGGTTTGCCGAAGATAATCTCGTCAACCTTCAAGTCATTACGTTGCAGGAATGCTTCAATATATGGCAAATTCTTCTTCTTTGCCATCTCCACATCACCATTGCAACTTGCCATACCACGTGCGGTGTATATAACAATCTCAGCATCTGAAATCTTGTGTTTTATCTCCTTGATTTTTTCTACGACCGAGGAAATTGCACAAGAGTTAGAATAATCTCTGTTCTCTGTGTGACACAAGGTGTCGTCTAAATCGAAAACTATCCGCATTCTTCTCCCGTTATTTCGTGTATATTATAGACCACTTTATCTATCTTCGCAAGCCCGAGCAGCATTGCTACATCTTGCTCTCTTTCGGCTGGGTAGACGATAATAACTCGCTTCATTGCAGTCTCATCAGAGCCTTGCAACTTAGGCAACTCGTTCGGCTGTATGTCAAGACCTTGCAATTCAGGCGGAAGGCAGTCTAAAGAGTTATCCCCGAATGGTTCTTCTGCATTCAGGTTGTCGCTTTGTGGGCCTAATCCAATACCTTCAGATGTTTGCGTTTCACTTTCGCTTTTGAAATCGTTACCGAAGTTCATGCCATCAGTATTCCACACTGGCACGCCCCAATCATTAAGACTTTCTGTGTTCCATTTGTTGGCGAGGGCTTCGTAGTCCCATTGCCCAGAACTTACATTGTCTTTGATGACAAACTGCTTGCGTTCGTTCTCTGTCAGTTCGCTCGCGTTGATTACGAACGCATAAGGAGAGCCAATCCATTCGTTCCACCATTTAACGACTGCTTCTTTTTCTCCTTGTGCTTTTTCCTTGAAATCGTTGACTTTTGATAGCGTAGACTTAATATCCTCAATTGACATCGTAGATATTTTTTTCAGCGCACGCAAACGCATGTTACCACCGATAACTTCATTCGTTCCATCAATTACGATAGGGCGAATAATCTGCATCTTAGGAAACACAAGGATTGAGCGTACAAGTTGCATAAACTTCTCGCTTGTAATCTCACGGGGGTTGTTAACACTCTCTTTGATTTGACTGATTTTCAGTTTTTCTGTCTTTTCTAACTTCATGTTTTGTTTGTATTATAATTGTTTGTGCATTTGCGTCATGGCAATATTTTTGCTGCAATTCGCAATATCTATTTCTTTCTTATTATGATTGCGGACCTGTCAACAACCACCACAGCAGAATATGACGCCTCTGCACTTTTATATCGTTTGTGTGCTGCGAGCGTAGATGTGTTGAACAGGTCTTTTCTGTCTGAGTCGGTTACGGCCGAACCATTCTTGAATTTTGAGCCCTTTGGTATGTATCTTTCAGAATTAGTTATTCTCTCTGTAGAGAGTCCATCTCGTGGCATTATATCACTTTTCTTCACAAGAGCAGTTAGTACAGCCCCTTTGCTATACCTTTCGGCAGTTTTCTTTTCTCTCCCGAAATAATATCCAAACCCACTCACATGAAGCTCGTTGTTAACATAATACTTACCATTTATGAGTTGTTCTACATCTTGCGGACGCCCTCCATGATAAACCTCAATGTAGTCTCCAGATTTTAGCAATCTATCATATTTCTCGTCTGAAACTTTTTTCGGTTTCCGAGATTTATAGTCTCCTAAATTATCACTTGCTTCTTTCTCAAAGATTTTCTTTGCATCTTGTAAAAGGTCATCATATTCACCGCTCACAAGGTTTAGCGATAATGAGTTCTTACGCGCATTTCTTGTACTTCCGCTGCCTTTTGCCATAATTTTGTTTGTATAATTCTACTTCCACTTACCTTTCATACCAAATCAATATATGTATAACCTTTTCTATTTGATATTTTTTGCACTTTGAATTTTTGGTTTCTACCGAAAAGGACTTCTTGCTCTTCTGAATGTACAGCTGAGGAGGAAATATCCCGACCTCTGTTGCTGTGTATTCTGAATATAACTTCATTATCTCCTCCTCCATTCGTTGTTGAATTTTTTGCAACACTAAGTTTTTTTGACGCTGAAGAATAGGAGTTAAATTTTACTTCGTTACCAACGGTATACGATTTTAGTTGCTCATTGTTAAGCGCAACACCTCTATACACAAGCCCGTCATATTTCGGAACTGCCTTTAATTTCTTATCAAGAAAGTATATGATAGCCTTTTCTTTATCGCTCAATGAAGTACCATTCCGAAGTTTCTTGTTAATTTCGTCATAGCCATAGTTTGTGTAATACTCTAAAGACGCATTTTCGTATGATTCTGTATCGTTTTTATGATTAAGATAAGCATTTCTGAATGCGTAATCGTCACTTGAAGGCTTTACATATTTATGCAGTATATTAGCCATTTTAAGAGACGTGTTCACGCCTCTTGTTCCTCCACTACCTTTTGCCATGTTCAATCTGTTTTCTGTTGTCAATAACTTGTTTGTCAAGCAAATCTTTCAGCGTTGGGATAGCCTTGCCCATGTCCCATTCTTCCTTGAACAAAGCTGTATTCTTTGCCATGCGCTGAATAGACTTGTATTTATTCTTTATGATGATGATTGGCGTAACGTAAACCGCACCATGCTCTTTGCACCATTGCTTAATAACCTCGCCACCGCCATACACAACGAACGTAAGGTTGTTGCCGTCAGAAACACGCGTAGCTATCTCGTATTCGAAGTTCAGGGCGTTAACTCTGTCCTCGTAGCCTCGTGTGCAGAATGCGCTCCAGCCCTTCGGCACTCCAAGCAAATTGAATGCGTAGAACTTGTTAGCGACATTCAGGTCAACGAACACGCGAATGCCTTGCTCCTGCATCTGCCTTGCAACGAGTCGTTTCTTGTAGATTGCTTGCAGACCGAACGCAATAGGTGTTTCATTGAATAGCGAGAAGTTGGGTTCTACGATTTGTGCAGGGTTTTGCCGCAAAATTTTCTCGGGGTGTTCGTAAACGGCATTGAACCGATAGTCATCAGTGTAGAAATGCAGCGTTCCTGTGCCATTCATTTTGAACGTTCGCTTTTGTTCACCGAAACAGACAAACGGAATCTGGCAAGTTGTCGCTTGCATGTCTAATCTGAGGCTTGGAACCTCAAAATCGTTGTCTGTTGGAAACAAAGAGTCAGGTATGTATAGGTCGTTATTCATATTGCGATATTACGCAAAAAGGACTAAGCACTCATAATGCTTAGTCCTTACTTTGAATATCAGACCTCTTTTATTGATATATTGTGCTTATACAGCATCAATTTTCGCTTTATCACAAAAGATGCAACTGAAACAGTTATCCGACTTTTAACGTCCTCAACAACTTGTTTCCCTTGCTTCTCGTACACGAAATCCGCAATGTAGTAACACGCCCGTTCGAGCAGTTTGCCGTTGCTGTCTGTCTGCTTAGGTATTAGCTCGAACTTGACTTGTCTTTGCAGATTTTTTATTCTACCGATTTTTTCTTCCTCGCGCAATAACAAGTACCGCTTAAACTCCTTGATGCTGTCAAATCGCCCGAAAACGTTGTTTACAACCTTGTTTCTGTATTTTGCGCGGCCTTGCTTCGTCCTTGGTTCGTTCTTATAGCTCATCTGTTGTCGCCCTCCCCGACGATAACACCTCGTTTTTTGCGGCTTGTAAGTTTGTGGATATTCAGATGCGCAGTAGTTTCGAGTCGTTTGTTAAGAACAGAGTGTAACCCAGCGAGCATCCATAGTACATCGCCACTTTCCTTTGTAAGGTTGTCCATTAGCTCAAAAAGTTCTTCATTAACGTTATCCTCGTCAAAGGTAAGGTCAGGCTTTAGCAGTCCTTTGCGCACTGCTTTTGCAAGCTTTCCTGTCAGTTCTCCTACTTCCTCGTTAAGGCCGAGTATCATGTATGGTAAATTGTTACTTTCCTTTGTGCAGAAAGTCATTGCAAGTTCTTGGTATTCGTCGAATGTCATAATGTTTATACTTTATCGAAGTGTGTATTTTTAGTTACTGATTTGCTCTGTGTGAAGCCATTACACGCTGTCCGCACATAGTTGGAAAAGAATTTCGGGCATCTGCCCTTGGCGAACCTCAGGCACTCACCGCACTGCCCCGTCTTGCTGTTTGTCATATTGTCTAAGCAGTCTTATTGCCTCGTCCAAGGCTTGTCCATATTCCTTTGCCGTCAGCGGCATCTCGCTAATTGCCCCTCTGCGCCATTTTTGGTGCAGATGCAGGGCATGAATAACTTGTTTTATTGTCATATTATCTCTAATTAAAATTGCGCCCTCCGTGGCCACGAACCACATGCTGCCGACACCACTGCACTATTAAAAATCAATCCTTTTGTATTAAGTTAATAAAATTGTAGCGTTGCAGAGAGGGCTTATAAGTACCCCACCTCGGACACGGACCGAATGTTACCCGACCTCGGGCAATTAAAAACAAATCCAACTAAACAAAACCATTTATATTTATGAAGTGAAAAAATATGAGGTTGGTAAGTGGGGTATGTTGCTAATTAGCTGCTCGCAATCGGTGGCCCGTCATGACGGTTGATGTCCTTCCAAAGCCAATACACGAAGAGCATTAGTGCTATTACTATCAGTAGTTTCATGTTTGTTGATTTTTAGAATTAGCGGCAACATAACCGCGAATAAAACCTTTAAGGCAGGCCTTTGCCATCAGTGGCGTACAAGTGCTTTGCTCGCCACACTCGTCACAGCGAATGCGGTCATGTCCTCTTTCATATTGTTCTCTGTTTAATCATTATCGGGCAGTCGCGCCCGTTCGGTCTTGTGTAATAGCAAGCCTTGTGAATGTTATGTCTGTCACTCTCTGTATGCGACAGAGCAAATCGCAGACAAGCCTTTCGCTCCTTGCAGCCTTGCCCGTCACATGCTTTAATCTTTCCCATTCTTGTCAAGTTCTTCTATCAGTTGCTCGTAGCTCTTGCTTATACCAATCAGACGCTCGGTTACCTTAGAAAGTGGGAGATAATGATACCAACCGCAACAACCATCAGTATCCGAGTAAAAGAGCGGTCTACCATAAGCATCTTTTCCGCTACATACTGCTACTCTCCATATATCTAAAGAATAATCTCTCACCAAACAAGTCTGCCATCTTTGAGGAACAAAGTTGGAGTAGTCGCGGTAGTCGGTGGGGACTTCAAGGAATAGGTCGAAACAAGTCTTATGGCCAAAACGATAAGCACCTTCATTGGAAAAAGCAAAAACTGTTTCCTCATCTGGGTGAACTCGAAGAAGAGCAACAATCTGGCAAGCACCATGCACTCCAATTTTGTCGAAACAGATAATTCTTACTTGGCGTCCGTCTCGCGTCACTATCCGTCCTTTAGCCTCCTTGTTCGTTATCTTCTTCGCCAATTCGAGGCTGAAGGGAACTCTTTTGTATGTTGTTCGTGTCATTGTTTATAATTTTTAGGTATTCTATTCATTGTTTGGAACTTCGAGATGAAGGTCTAAGTCACTTCTTTCTCCTCGGAAATATCTTCCATCTTTATTCAATCGGTAGTCCTTCTCTATATTAAAATCTTTATCCTTATACAATGCGAGGAATGTTGTTTCAGTAAAAGACTCGTTGTCGATGTAAATAATGCGAACCTTACGACCATCTTCTGATACTATCCTTCCTTTTACCTCCTTGTTCATTATTTTCTTCGCAAGTTCAAGGTCAAACGGAATTTTCTTGAATGTTATTCGTGTCATGTTATTTATCTTTAAGTTCTACGGGATTATCGTTCCAAGTTAATTTTCTTCCAATAAGCTTTTCAATAGAACCTTTTGGTAGTCTTATAGCACAGGAGTTGAAAATATTTTCAATACACCACATAAAATCCACCCAATCCCGATAAGGCTTGGTGCTACATATACATTCTGTACCATTTTTATCTACTGCCAGCCATGCCATAATTACCATTCATCTATCTCGTCCACTCCATAAGCCTGCGGTAGCATACGAATAGTTTCTGACCCATAATTATCCTTTGTTAAAGATACGAACTCGCGGACTGTGGTGCTGCCATCAAGGTTTATGCCCTTATCCTTGCAAAAGCTCTCTCTCCCCATGCGGCATGAGCCAGTGAGAACGTGGTGATAATCGAAAAGGTCGCGGTTGGGATAAGGCGTGTCGTAGTTGGGGAATTTCTTAACAAACGCCTCTATTCGCTCCTCTTCGGTGCTCTCGTCATAGAGTCTCTCGAGTTTCTCTTGCATAGATGTGAAAGCATCGTGCAAGGTGTCGCCATGAGCGAATTTATTTTGTTCTTTGACAATGTAGCAAGGATGCAAAGTAAGGTCGCTGTTTAGGATAAAACCTTGTGCAATGTTGCCGTGAACTGATTTTATAATGGTTTGAATACCATCTACGAGATGGACATTTTCTCCATTCAGTTCATTTACGCCTTTGCCAGAGTAAGAGCCGCCACAACCGCCAACACCACAACCATAGCCGTCTCCATAGCAACCGCCATCACCACAGCCATAGCCATTGCCAAAGCCATTGCCAGAGCCATTGCTGTAGCCATCTCCACCGCCAGAGCCATAGCCAGCTCCAGAGCCACCGCCATAGCTACAGCCGCCGCCAGAGCCACCGCCAAAGCCATAACCATTGCCATCGACAAAAACAGAGGTTGTACTCAAAAATGTTTTAATGCGCGTTTCTAAAGTTTCCATGCTGGTACTCCTTCTATTGATTCTATCGCTTTGTCAGTGCAAGGAATTATCTCTATTGCGTCAAGTATGGTAATACTCTCTACCGCGACAGTGAATTTGCATACACTCGGGTTAGACGTTCCATCTGCGGCAAGCTGAGAGAGAGAAGCCGCTCCGTCCCAATACCAGATGCGACGAGCATTGTGCAGCGTAACCTCTTGGCCGTTGTGTGCTACAAGTGTTCCAAACTCTACTCCGCTGCGGTCGCCGCGGATAATGACTTTCTTTCCAATGTTTGTTTCCATTTCTTTATTTGTTTTTGTTGTTGTTACCACTTATTATTTTGTCGTTGTGTTCGCAATCATCAATGCAGTTGCCCCACTTGTGAGCATAAGGCTTGAAGGCATACTTGCAATAATATCCGTCTGGCAGATAGAGCAAGTTCGTCTTCCACACATAGTTTTTGCAGTTCTTGCACACTGGCCTATTCATCGCATAATACCTCTCTTAATGTTATTCAATTCTGTTGCACTCAACGCCCATGGCGCATAAAGCATAATCTCGTCAATGTGCGCTCTCACGCAATGAGGAAATATCAATCTCCCGTAGGAATTACGTCTTGTGTAGTGCAGTACTCTTTCTTCTATCGTCATGTTGTTTGTCAATTTATTTCGCACTATCGCGATATTCAAAGTAATCTTGTAGCCAGCCCTTCATTTGCTCCGTGTTGCTCAATGCGTTAAGCAGATTGACGCCAGCTGTGTTGACGTTTGTGTCGGCATTAAGGTCAATTTCCTCGTCCTTGCCAGTCACGATGCCAGCCAACCGTATGCGGAGCTTGTCCGTCATGCGGTAAATATACTCCTCCACCATCACGCCAAGCAGCTTTGTGGCAGGGCAGTCCATTGCTGTCTGTGCAATGTCCATAAGCAATCGGCCGTTGGCATACTCATACAGCGGCAGCGCACATTCAAGAGCCGCCATCACGGGAGCGTCCTTAACGCCATTCCGTGTAAGCACCTGCATCACCGAGTAGTAAAACGGTTGCCACAGATGTTCAAAGTGTTCGCTCGTCCATTCTGCGAGACCGTCATACATGTCAATCAAGCTGTCGGTAGCTATGCAGCGAGCTATATCACTGTCCCACCTTGCTATCTTAATCTGAAGTTCCTTCACGCTCTTTTTAATGTCGTGTCGGTAGTACTTGCTTTGGCTGATAGCGCACAGCGCACTGCGCAGCTTCTCGTTAGCAAGTTCTTTGCGCATCATGTTGAGGTAAAACACATCACCAAATATGCGGCTCTCCTTGCTTGTCGGTTCTTCTCTGCATCGCCTGTCGCGCTCTTCCAGCTCGTTAATGCCATTCTTGTAGGTTGTGTAGAAAAGTGAGCCAATGCGTCTTTTCAGACTTTTGCCGAAGAATGGGTTACCTTGTGTTGTTGTCGTTAGATTGTTCATTGCTGTTGTTATATTATCGTTGATGGTTTGTTATCGTTTGTCATTGCAGTTAAATCCCCCTTGTACGCATCTCTCGCGATGAACTCGTACCCGAGTTCCGTCAGATTGCTTTCCTTTCTGTCGCTTCGTTTAGTTGCAGCATCATATAGGACAGTGCGCCCGTTGAGCAATACAACATACCCCCTCTTTCTTAATTCATATCTTCTCCTTATTTCTGCCATATTCTCTTTTGCAGTTAGCATAGAGAACACTCTGTTCGTTTTCTGTGGCAGTCCGTATTTTATTCGCAATCTCTCCGATTTTATAATGTTCTCGAGAGTTGTTCTTCGTTTCTTCCGTGCCTCTTCCGTGTGCATCTTGCAGATGTTCTTATGCGCTATATGTGCGAGAATGTTCTGCTTAAAATCATCGGTTTTACGCAGGTGCATTTTCTGCGCCTTTTGACGAATTTTAGCCTTGCTCGTCTTAAGCAGAACCACAAGCTCCTCAATCGTGCATATAGGGTAATTCTGCACGAGTATTTGTTCCTCTTCTTTGCTCCAAATTTTTCTTTGCATATAACGCGTTATTTTTTATCATGTATACAACTTGTACGCTTATCGTTAGAAAGTCGCTTAAATCGCATTAAAAGCGGTCTTTCGGCTATATTACGAGTATGCTACCATTCTCTTTGTACTTTGTTATTCGCATAAGTTTGTTTTTCGGCAATCTGCTCACGCATCTTCCATTAACGCTTACACTGCCAACTATGTTCAGTTCTTGTCTTAAATTCTGGCTGTCTCTCCTGATTATGATTTCGGTGTCGAATATGTCGTTGTTTCTGTAGTGTTCAAGCGAGCTTCTTCCCCCGTTTTTGGCTGGGTCATACCAGTCCTTTCCTGCATTAGTTGTGTTCTGCAAAGCTTCAATCCTTGCGATAGCGCGGTTGCGCTCTGGCAGAAACTCCTTGTTGAAGGCAAGCCCTATTCTGCGAGGGTCAAATGACACATAGCTGTTATCGTAACGTCCAGCTTTGTATCGCGAAAAGAACAGCATCAATTCTGTGAGTTTGTAGCTTGAAGCTATTGCGGTAAAGTTGTCAACGAACAGCCTAATGCCTTCTGTAAGCACTTCGTTGTCGCTTGCCGAACTCAAGAACATACCTGTTATCTGTATTTCGAGCCAAGACTGGGCTGCGCCAGCGTTATCGTACAGCGTGTTTAACGCACCAAGTGCAGCGCACTCTCTTAGATAAACCTTGTCGCCTATCTGCGACAGATAATGCCAATTCGCTGGGCTGTAATTCTGCATCAACTTAGATAGGCAGCTGTTCTTCTCCGCCCACATTCGTGAGACGCTCATAGATTGAAGCTTGACATCGCTTAATTGCAATATCGTTTGCTTCTCGCTTACGCTCTGAGGCAGTCTTGTATCTTCGTTCATTTTGTTGTTCCTGCTTTTCTTGTTGTTGTATTTGAATTCTCGCCCAATCGGCAAAATGCCTTTGTAAATCTCTAAGGTCTTCATGCTGTGTGAGCCTAATCTGGCAGTCAGCCTTAAAGTCCTCAAACATCATTTTTAGTTCGCTTGATGACTTATGACTCCTCATTGCAAGCTGCTCCCATACAATCGTATTCGATAAAAATTGATGTTGCAATTCCTCCTCGCGCGCATCGCGCGCGTTGTCGGTGTTGTTGTCGTTATATTCTTTTATATCATTTCCTTTTATTTCCTTTTCTTTTATTGCATTGCATTTGCATTCGGTTTGCATTGCATTTGCATCATTATTTTGTGCTTTTGCATTGCTTTTGCATTGCATTTGCATCGCATTTGCATCGCTCTTTTTGCTTGATTTCCATCGCTTTTCTGCAGCCTTCCGTCTAATGTCAGATATTTCGTTTATAATTCCGAGCCTTTTCCTTACAGACCTCGACCAAAAAAATTTTTTGTTGCATTCGAATAAATCCATTTTGCATACAATGTTTTTGAGCATTTCCTCGTCTGCATGTAAGGTGTAAGCAATACTGGGTATTGATGTGATTGGTAGTGTTCCGTCTTGTTCGTACAACATCTCAACAATGCACCAAAACGCTCCTATTCCAGCGAGCCCATACTTTATCATTACCGCTTGCAGTTTGGGGTCGTTCCTCGCATTGTAGTCATGTTGAAAGTAATACGTTTTTTTCATTGCCCGATATTATAGCGTGAGATTGTTGCCCTGATAGATTGCAGGGCTGTAATTATGTCAACGTTAAGACTTGCAGCGTCAATCATAGGCGTGCCATCTATCGCAACATACATCTTGTTGTCATACTCCTTGACTTGCACCCTCTCGGCTAATTGCTTGCACAGGTGGTCGTTAATGCGCTCTATATTGCGCTTTCTGCGCTTCTCGAACGCGTGTATTATATTTTCTATATACATCATAGTTCACGCTGTTTTAACAAGTTCTCAATCTGTGAGCGCATGACCAGTACATTGCGCCCAACCTGAGAACACTGAATGTTGAATTTCTTGCGGTAACTTACCCATGTGTTCGGAGTTATACCGAGCATCTTGCAAGCTTCCTTTGTCCCTATCCACTCGTCTTGTGGCTTAAGGCGTTCTTCAACTCGTTCAAGTATAGATACGACACGCTGCCAGTCCTCCAGTGGTATTGTGACGAATGTCTGTGTCATGGCTCATTGATTATTAGTTTGCATTCATTTTACTTACGAGGCTGCAGACGTATTTATCCGCTTCTATTACCTTGTCATTCAGCTCTCGTATAACGTCCTCGTCACGCACAATCTCGAGCGAATACAATGGCTTTCGCATAAATGGGTTGTACACTACGAAGTACGTTCTGGTTGCTCCTGTGACAGCCATGTGAGCGAAGCACTGCCAGTAGTAGTTCGCTTCTACTTTCTTAAGTCCAGCAAGTTTTTCCTCGTAAGTGTCTTGCGTGAATACATTCTTGACGAACTTGATGAAGTTTTGTGCTAAAGGGCATTTAATCTCAATCGCGTAGAAGGCTTTTGCTTCGTTGTCGTAGTACATTCTATCAGGCGAGCTTGCGAAGTTCGGCAGACTCTCGCTCTTCACTGATGGTGGTTCGTCTAACTCAATCGGTGTGTTAGAGCCATCGCCATACTTCTTATTGAATGTCTTGGCGAAAAGGTGTGCGGCTTCGCCCTCCATCGAGTGCCCCCAGTCCGTTATACGTGAATGGCTGTCAGTCAGTTCAACGTACTTGGAGAAAAGTAGGTCATTTCCAACTATGATTGGGTTCATGCCTCTCTCAAATGCGAGCTGGTTCATGTACGTTTGTGCAGTTGCTGTCCATTCTTCGCCTTTTGTTCTCGGCTTGCCCATAAGGTTGCCAACCGCACTTCCCGTTATATTGCCCAGCCTTGAGCGAAACCAGTCAAGTGTATTCTGATTATTATTGTCATACATGGCTTATTCTGTTTGCAGTTCTACGTTTTCCTCAGCATCTTCTACCTGTTCTGCTGCCTGTTCTGCTATTGCCGAAATTGACAGCTCGGTTGCGTCTGCCGTTCGCTTTCCTACCTCCTCATAAGAGGTATACTTAATGTCTTGCGCTTCCTCTGCAGTTATCAGCCCCATGCTGATTTCTGGGCAGTAGGTGCGCTGCCAGAATGCGGCAGCTCTGTATCTTAGCATCTGATTGGGCATCGTCAGCCATTTGCTACCGTTCTTAGATGCCCAGCCTTCTGCCTTCGCCATTTTCATGCTTATCCAGTCTCCACAAAGCGGTTCTTTGTGTTTGGTGTCGGTTATCTCGTAGGCTACAACTCGGCAAGCATAATCATCTGTGCCTTCTGTGCCTCGGAACTCATATCGTAGAGCGGAGAACCGTTTGCTTGCATTGATGCAAGCGATAAGGAACTTGCTGCTGAATGCTGGTTGGCCATGCACTATGTACAAGTTCTGCATCACCATCAGTGGATTGGCTTGCATACGTGTTGCCATCTCCAGTGCGATTGTGCAATTTGCGATAACTGCCTCTGCTGGTAGTGGCTCGCGGCCCTTGAACCTGTATGAGTCGGGGATAAAGTTAGACATCGCATAGAGTCTTGCAATTCTCTGCGTAGCCTCGAACTGCTTAACCTGCTGGCCGACTGGAGTAGCTGCAAACTCGGTGTCTTGCTTAATTCTAAGCAACTGAATTTCTTTTTCTTGCGGTGTTATCGTTACAACCGCATTGTTCTTGTTTTGTTCCATTGTCTTAGGTGTTATTATGTGTTTTACAATAGTCCAGCGTACCACTCCTCCTCGTGATACAGCGTTGAACCAATCAGTTTTAATTCTTTCTTCGCTTCTTCCGTATCTGCTTCTTTTGACATGTCGAACACCTTTATGCTGTCAAGGTAAGTGTACGACTTCGCTCTCCGAATCAGCTCTTTGTCCTTTTCTGTCATGGTTCGTAATCATTACCGCCAAACTCCTCTCTAACATATTGAAGGGCGTCAACTACATCACAAGATGTGTCACGCGCTGACTTTAGCTCTTCAATTTCTTCCCAGCCTACCTTTTCTTTTTGCAGCTGGACTACAAGTGCATCAATCTCTTTATACACCTCGTAGGCCTTGTGCTCTATGGCTTTTATCTTGCCAGTCTGTTTCGTGTCCATTTAGCAATCCTCCAGAGACAATTTTATCAGTGTTTGCACGCAATCAGGAAACATTCCAGCCCTGTATATGCACACCGCGATAATTGCTGTCGCGATAAAAAGTGAGATGCCGCAGAATGGTATCATGTCGTACAGCGTTATGCAACCGTGTCCAGTTGATACGCACATCATTGCACAAGCAACGAAATCAAGTACGACTATTAAGGAGAAACACAACCACTTTTTTATCATCGTATTCTTTTAGTTACAATTCCTTTCTTGAGCAGCATATTCCTTACTGCCTGAGTTGATATGTTTTCATTCTTCGATATTACCTGCATAAGTCGCCATTTCGCGGCTGTCGGGTATTTCTTTTTTAACTCCAAGAACGAGCATACTACACGCTTTTGGCGTTCGTATCTTCTTTTCTCGTTCTCTGTCATTAAGATGTCTGTCATACTTTTATTTTTTAGTTGTATATTAGTTTTAGTGCAGGCGGCTGGAGTCGAACCAGCGAATGTCCTAACGTTTCGCGAATACCGAACACGCAACCAAAGGCTATCCAGCATCTATGCTGATTGCGAGTCCAATGTACTATATTCTGCCGCCTATCCGATTAACGGCCTATCACCTGCGTTTGCCCGTCTTTCCGAGCTGCCAGCCCCTCGCCTTGGCTGCTTGACTTTTGAGTTGGCGAGTTAAATGCAACACTTTGCACTCATGGGCAATTCTTATGCGATTTCCAAGTAATTAAGTCCGTATGTGTCAGAACATTCAACAAACTTTCCAAAACGGTTTTTGTTGCAAGCGAACCCCTTGAACCACTGTTGCAAGTTGTAAGAGCTACATTTTAGAAGCTTTGAAAGCTTCCAAGTTGTTTCTTGCAATTTGTTGTCCTCGTTTACTTTCTTTCCGAAGTAAACGATGAGCGCACTCACAGCACTCATTTCAGTTTTACAAGACGTTCCGTAGAGGAGGGGCGATTGAATAGCATCGCATATTCCTCCTTTTTCTTCGTTGATGCTCTCGGCCATTATCTCAACCTCGCGAGCTTCGAACTCGTCAAGGCCGAATTTTTTTACCATGGCCTTTATATCTTTCTTGTATATCGCTTTCTTCATTGTTTTTATTTGTTATATTTGCAATCTGTTTTGCAGCGTTATTTATTACTTTGTTTCTTAATTGCGTTGCAAAGATATAACTAAAAAGTAATACAACAAAGAAAAATAACGGAAAAGTAATATTTTATTTTGATTTTTCATGGAAACAATAAAAAAATCGATTGAATACGGGTATCAAGAGTGGATGGGAAAGGATAATTTCCTTTATCTGTCCCATCTTATTACCAACAATGAATTAGACGAGGCAATACGGTTAGGTGAGATATTATCAGAAAAGAACCCCAGCAACGAAATGATATATATCAATTTAATGGAAGCCTACAGGAAAAGCAAAAAAGAAAAATATAACAGCGAGGTTATAAAATATGCACGTCTTGCGTTACTTAATGGACATAATACAGGATATGCAGCAACAAGATTATGTATTTCGCTTAATAGAGAAAAAAGATATCATGCAATAATAAATGTGTGTGATGCTGTATTGAATATAAGGTATCATTTCAACACAAAGACAGATAAGGCTGAATTTTACAAGCGCAAGCAACGCGCTATAAGCTGTCTTAATAATGCCGTTGACAACGAAAATGACATCATAATTAACACCGATGAATTTATCAGAATGTGCAACCTAATTGATGCAAGAATGAAAGAGCATCATGAGAGATTATTAGAACCAGTAAATAAAAGAACATATATAGACGAGCACGAAAGGCAGAAAAACTTGCGACATTGGCAGGATATAATTAAACGGGACAAAGAGTTTATTATATATATGGAATCAAGATCTATCAACGAAACATTCAAATACTGAGCATTATGAAATACAACCATCTTGAAAAGTTAAAGGATTATTTTTATTCAATAGGAATTAAGCAAGACGTCTTATCTAAGGAATTAGGCGTCAGCCAGCCATATATAAGCCAACTAATAAATGGCAAAAAGGAAGTTGGTAAAAAAGTAGCGAATAAATTATCTGAGAAATTTGGCCTTTCTCAATACTGGCTCCTGACTGGAGAAGGTGAGATGCTTCGAGACCAATCTACAACCAACATAGAGAGCAACAACACCTATGGAGATAACGCCATCGGAAACAATATAACTATTATGAACGCGCGCACGCGCACGCGAGAGGAAAATGAAGGCGATAATCACAAAGAAATCATATATAAGCCAGTCGTTACGAAGCAGCTCGCCTCTCAGCCTGATACAGACGTGTATTCTGCGATTAAGGAGGACAAGACGCTGAAACTGCAATACATTCCAACTATACCGCCTTACACATCTATTGACTTCTACTATACAATTAGACAAGACGCGATGCTGCCCGAATATAAACTCGGAGAAGTCCTCGCACTTGAACATATGAGGAGTAATTCGGACATTGTGCAAGGTGCTGCAATGGTCGTTGATACAAGTGATTTTGGTTTTTTGTTCAGACGAATATACGACCGAGGAGATTACTACGAGTGCAGGAGGATTAACGAGGACAGCGTATTCGAGAATCAAAATGTGCCGAAATCTAAAGTCATAAGGCTGTACAGGGTGGTCTATTCGATGAAGTTTGGTGATTGAGAACTGCAATAGATTTTTTACTTGTAGCCCTACTGAAATCAGTAGGGCTACAAGAACACGAGAAAAAATAATAATGATATGAAATACGTATACACCCTTGCAGTTGATGCGCGCGGAACATTATAAATTAACAAACAAAAGAAAAAGATTATGACTAAGACAAGAAAAATAATAGTACAAGGGAATGAAATATCTGTAATGTTGCAGGAACGTGATAATGACTACATTTGTATTACAGATATGATTAGGTCAAAAGAAGGAGATTTCTTTGTTACCGATTGGCTTCGCAATAGGAACACACTTGAATATATAGGAGCATGGGAGCAATTACACAACCCCAATTTTAATTATGGCGAATTCGCCATAATTAAATCGAAAGCTGGATTAAACAACTTCAAAATAAGTGTAAAAGAATTGTGTAATAAAACTAACGCTATTGGTGTTTTTGCGAAAGCTGGAAGATACGGAGGAACATACGCGCATAAGGATATTGCTTTTAATTTTGGAATGTGGATAAGCCCTATTTTCCAATTATATATCGTACAAGAATACCAAAGACTTCGAGAGAAAGAAAGCAACCCTTTGCTTGAAAAATGGAACGTTAAACGATTGCTTGCAAAAACGAACTATTCTATTCACACAAACGCAATAAAATCGCTTATACCTAAGTACAATATCTCAAAATACAAGGAACGTTTGATATATGCGTCCGAGGCCGATATGCTAAATATTATATTGTTTGGGTGTACCGCAGAAGATTGGCGCATCACAAATCCAGAGTTGGCAAAGAAAGGGCTTAATCTACGTGATACAGCAACAATAAACCAACTGGTTGTGTTATCAAATATTGAAAGTATGAACTCCGAATTATTAAAGCAAGAGTTGCAACGTGAAGCGAGAATGCAAATCTTACATAAGATGGCAAAAGAGCAGCTTAAAGTATTGAAGGATACTAACACAGATGAAAATTTCAGAATGCTTGAACAGAATGCAATATTGGAAAATGACAACGAGGGAAACAAATGAAATACGTATACACATTTGCAGTTGACGCGCGCGGCTCTCTCCGCGTGTTCATTACTTACAACAAGCGTAAATTCTCCTATTCACTCGGGTTTAGTGTGGACAAGAGCAAATGGGACATGACTATGCAGCGGTGCAAGCGCAACACAACTCACGGAAAGAGCTTTACTCCTGCAATTAAGATAAATGCGGAGATACAGAGGTATGAGGAGACAATACAATCTGTTGCCAACTCATTCAAGGAGTCGCCTGCAATAGAGGATTTCAAGGCTGCGCTTGACAAGGAGCTTAATCGTGAGAAAGCAACTGCATCAGATAAAAACTTCTTCGACCTATACGAGGACTATATCAACGAACAGGGCAAATTGTGCCATTGGGGCAAGAGCGTAATATACAAGCACAGGAAGCTACTGCAAGAATGGAAAATGTTCGATGCCGAGATGAGCATAGACAAAATAAAGCCAGAAACGCTTGACAAATTTGCAGTATTTCAAACAGACCTCGGCCACCAGAACGAAACGACCAAGAAGAAGTTGTCTATGTCGAAGTGGTTCTTTCGCTGGCTTGTGGCTAAGGGCTTGTTGACAGACATCTCCTTTACTGCACAGAAAACGCATCTAAAACGTGCCAACCGCAATGTGGTATTTCTTACATGGGAGGAACTGATGAAGGTATATAATCACACGTTCGAGCAGCCATACCTGTCACGAACACGCGATATATTCTGTTTTTGCTGCTTCACTTCCTTGCGCTATTCCGATGCAGCTGCACTTAGAAAGACAGACATATACGATGATGCGATACACATAACCACGCAAAAGACAAACGGCAAGATAACAATAGAGTTGAACAACTACTCACGAAAAATCTTACAGCATTATGTGGACAACGATACAGACAAGGCTCTCCCTGTCATCTCCAACCAGAAAATGAACGTATATATCAAGGAGGTGTGCCGTCAATGCGGCATCAACGAGAAGCTGACAGATATATATTATATAGGTGGAAAGAAAATAGAAGAAACGAAAGAAAAATGGCAGATGGTCGGAACGCACAGCGGTAGGCGTACATTTATATGCAATGCGCTGATGCTTGGAATAGCTCCAAATGTCGTTATGAAGTGGACTGGACACTCCGATTACAAGAGCATGAAGCCTTATATTGATATAGCTGATAAAGCCAAAAAAACGGCTATGGACTTGTTCAACAAGTAGCCATAACCGCTTATTTCGCACGCATTTTAGCACGCATATTTCGTAAAACGCTGATAATCAGCATACTATGTGGACCAGCTAGGGCTTGAACCTAGGACCTCCAGATTATGAGTCTGTTGCTCTAACCAACTGAGCTACAAGTCCGTGCAAATATGAACAGCCTTTGCTGCTCTTTGCGAGTGCAAATATACAAGTTATTGCTGAAATCTACAAGAAAAAAGGCCGACAATGTTAGTTTGTCGGCCTTTTTCTTGCATTTTTTGGGTACGTAACGCTGGTAATAAGCGTACGATACGCTGTTGCAAGCGTACGTTTTAACATCAGCGAGCATACCAAGACTTACGTGATAAGCGTTCGTATCGCTGTCATAAGCGGGTTGGCATACTGTCGCATGAGGATAGCTGGAGCTATTTAGCGCACTGCTTTTTGCCCTCGTATCTATCCACAGTACCCTTTGGGGGGAATAGCTGGAGGGATTTAGCGCACCACCTTTTTGCCACCAATGATGTATATGCCCTTGCCGGGTACCATTACGCGGCGGCCTGAAAGGTCGTAAACATTACCTGCGGCGTTGATGTCGGCAGGCGTTTCGGGCACTACGCCATCAAGCTTGATGCCGTTGCAACCGTTGATGACGCCATTCATGGGGGTAATATCGTAGCACTTGAGGGCAAACGATTTGATGTACAATGCCTGCTTGCCTGTCATGCTGGCCAATAAGCCGAGACTCACCTTGGCGGGTTCTGTCAGTACAAAGAACACGCTATTCTGCAGCGAGGCACTCTTCTCGCCCAAGGCACGCGAAGCCAACGCTTCTGCCAGATAGTTGGTGCCAGGCAGCGAGTCGCCTTCGGCAGCTACCACATAGCAACCATCAGGCTGTACAGCCTTGTCGCCGGGATAGTTTGCACTGAACACGTATGCGCCCTTAGGCAGTTCTACAGTCTGATACACCTTGTGGTCTGTCAGTACATTGACAAAGCCATCTTGTCCGGTGCTTATTACAAGGTAGTTGGCTATCATGTTGTCGGCCGCAGCACCGGTGTTCGATTTCGAATCCTTGCCATATTTGTCGTAAGCCACATTGTCGAGTTTCCAGTCGCGCAGTGTCATGAAGCGTGAACCATACAAGAAGCCGTACACATCGTTGAACACTTCGCCGGTATTAGCAAATGGTGCTTTGTAATTGGCAAGGTACTTTTCTGTTACGTCCTCAGCCTTATTGTCAAAGCAGAGCGCAAACACGCCCTTTGAACTTGTCCAAGCATCGCCATCGGGACCAAAGCCCTTTCTTACGCCCGTGTTGGCATTTGAGGTAGCGTCTGCCACGTTGCCGCTGCTTTGGTCAAACTTGTAGTAAACCTGCAAGCCCTCATTCTGTGCAGCAGCCACACCAGCCTCATCGAGGGGTTTTGAAATGTAGCCTTGCAACTTTTCGGGCTTGTTCTCGTTAAAGGCAAAGTTCCACACTCTGAACTCGTCGACAGTGCCCATCATAGGCGCATCGTCAGTGCCCAGGCTAAAGGTTGAGAGTTCGGGTATTTGTTGTATCACCGAGCTATAGTCTTGCTTCTCGCCATCGCGGAAGAAGCATACAATGCCCGGAGAGCTGTAAGTCACTGCATAGTGATGCCACTCGTTGGCAATGACAAAGCCATCGCTTGATTGTGCACATTTGCCACCGATGTAGAGGCACATCTTGCCCGTGGCGGTGGTCATGAGTTCGAAAGTTGACTTGCTCTCGCCAATGCCATTACAAGCAGCACGCAGCGAGTTAGGACGCATCCACCAGTCAATAGTGAAGTAGCCCTGACCTTTGGTTAAAGGCACTTTCGACAGTTCCACCTTGGCGCTGCCCTCTGGCATAAAGCTCAGGCCGGTCTTGCTGTCGGCGTTGCACACTACCAATGCGCGGTTCATGGTAACCTCGCCGCTGCCCACATCGTTAGTAGCCTTGAAAGTGACATCGTAGATACCTGGCACTTCAGGACGGAAACCCACGTCGAGTCCTTCGCATTGCATAGCCGTTTGTGCGCTCACCAGCGTCCACTGGCCATGTTGCGGGTTGTAGAGCGAGTGGTTAGTCAGCGTCACATCGTCGCCCTTCATCACAATGGCAGGACTCACGTCAAACGACACCTTGGGCGCCACACCCTTCACGCCTATTTGTTGTGTAGAGGTAGCCTTTTGTCCGTTGGCATCAGTCACCTCGAGCGTCACATCGTAGGTGCCGGTAGCATCGTACGACACCGTTACATACGGTTGGTCTGAAGTGCGGGTAGAAGCCCCTACCAGGGTCCATTTGTAAGTAGTGCCGTCATACACCTGTACAGGCATAAATGTCACACGCTCGCCTGCAGTCACCTGCTGCTTCGTCATCTTAAATGCAGCGTCGGCCTTGGGTGCCTCGGCCACATCGATGCTGAGGGTATTCTCCTGCGTCTTTCCTTTTACATCGGTGGCCACCACCTTAACTTCTTGCTTGCCCGCCTGCTTAAAGGTGGTGGTCAGAGTCGAGGCCACAGTTGTGCCGCCGTCGGTGCCGGTAGCGGTCCACTCCATCTTCACAATGTTGGTTGAGCCTTTGGCACGCAGTGTTACGGGCTGTCCCACCATCACCTTTGTGTCGGGTTGCACAATGCTCACCTCCGTCTTCGTGGTGTAGCCCAGCGACTGTGCCCAACCACTATTAACGCTGAAATTGCTGTTGGCAAATGAGGCATGACGCTGTCCGGCTGTATGGTCGCGCAGCAAGGTCTCGCCGCCCACTTCAAACGTGTCGCCCGGGTAGTAGGCTATCAAGTTTTCGGGCAGTATGCCATCGGTATACATCAGCTTGTAGTCGGCACTGATTTCGGCCGCCGTGCGTGCCTTGTTCCATATACGTATTTCGTCGTAGTAGGCGTGCTGGTCACTGTTAGCACCGCTGCCACTAAACGCCAAGTCGCCAAAGCCGCCTATGCCGCTGTAATTGGCCGACGTTATGCTGCCCTTCTTCACACCATTTACGTAGGTGGTCAGCGTGTTACCATCTACCACCATTGCAATGTGAGTCCATTGGTTCAGCTTCAGCACGCTCGACAGTTCCATGCGGTCTGATTCAAGCCCCCAACCGGCGGTAAAGTTGCCATTAGCGTTGGCGTGGAACATAAACTGCCCCCAGCCTGGACCAGCACTTTGGTTCCAGTTCGACAGCGACATCGGACGTATCCAATACTCTATCGTAGCCTTGTCATATTTCGAGCCGAACACACCGGGAATGGTAAAGCCTGTGTGATCTGCCTTCAGACACTTGTTGCTTGTCGACTTGGCCGGTACGGTGGCACTTACGCTCACCGACTGCTTGCTGCCATATACAGCCTGCACGGCATACGAGCCCGCAGCATCGTCGGGCAGCGCATATTGTGTGGTGCCGGCATCGAGTGTGGCCAACAGTTCGTCAGTGCCCTTGTACACACGGAAACCTGTCAGCACATTTTTCGAGGCAGCGGGCTTGCTCCACGTCAGGGTGTTTCCGTTCACAGCCACATTAAGCGGTGCTCTGTAGCCGCGTCCGGGCACTACGACGGTCAGCACAGTACTGTTGCCCTGATTTTCAATGGTCACACCTTTGTCACCCGTGTCAAAGGGAATTTCCAGTCCCTTGCTGTCTTGCGCATAATCGAGTATTGAGGCTTTGTACACATGTCCTGTGCCCTTGGCCCAGCTCTTGGTGTCTATAATAAAGAAGTACTTCAGAGGTTCGTTGGGGTCGAGGTTGTCGCTGAGGTCTGTCAGGTCGTAGCCAAACTCCATCGGCTCTGTGTGCAGTGTGTTGTCAATCCTGCGTCCCAACATCGGTATTTCGGGAGCGGGGTTGGTATTACCATTGTTGCCATCGCCAGCATACTGAAAGTGGTGGAAAGGCACCGAGTATTCGGGCTGCGTGGCATTCAAGTCCTTGGCCACACCGCCCGACAGACACAGTTCTGAACGTCGGCTATAGTCCATCTCCACCTTGATGGTACGCAGCGGGCGGTAGTTCTTGCGCACCTTATACACCTCGGGCGTCCACCAGTTGCCAGTGAATTTGCCGTCGGCGTTGAAGGTAGCACCAGCATAGGCGTAGGGGCAATATATAAAGCCGCCATCGGCCCAATCGTCGCCCCACGAGTTTACCATTATCCACGCACCGCGCTCGTCCGACTCCTGTTCGCCATACTTGCCGTTGCCGTTAAGGTCGAACTCTATTCTGTCGTCGTAGCCCACAATAGTCATGGCATGGTCTACGGTAGTGCCCCAGGCGCTGAGATAGTGTTTGCCCACCACGCCAGCAGCGGTGTTGGCCGGGGTGGTTTCGATAGCTTTCATTTGTATGCCCGACGAGGCACAGCCAATGCCCGCAATACCACCCGAACTGAAGTCGGAGTCGCCATTGTGGTTGTAAAGCCAGCGTTTCAGCGCTTCGCGTCCAGCTTCTGTGCCAAGGTTCTCGCTGAAGTGTGCCGGTTTGAGCATGCGGTTGAACATGGCTTCGTACCACTTGTCGTAACCCGTCATCCAGCCAAAGTCGTTCTGCGACGCTTCTTGATAGCCAAACAACTTCGAGGTGGTCTGTCCGCCGTAAGTTGCAGCCGAGGGCACGCCCACATACTGCACAAACTGGTCCTTGCCCGAGTTGCCATAAGTTAGCAGCCACACAAAGTGTGACGGATAATAGTTGTGGGCATCTTTGCCATCAAGATTGCGGAAAGAGTTCAGCTCATGCGAAAACATGTAGCAGATGCGTGAGGCCGAGCCACAAGAGCCACCGTCCTGGTTGAGAACGGGCGGAAAGTAGCGTGTTTCGGCGTTATTTACATAGTCGGGCAGCCCCGTAACGCTGGCGGCCTTCCCCCTCATCTTGCGGGGTTGCATCAGCGAGGGGTCTGGGTTCACCTTATCCGAGTAATCCGGATATTTGCTGCGGTCTACGTTCTGTGACCACGCGGCGGTAGGTAGCAGCGCACTGAGCAGCAGCAGTTTCTTTAGGTTTAACTTCATTACATTAGGTATTATGTTGGTAACTTGCTTGCAAGAGAGCATATAGGGTTAACAGGTTGACGGGTTGACAGGTTGACGGGTAAGTTAGTCAAACTTTTACGTTAACACTATAAGTAGCACAACACCTACTTACCAGTTAACCAGCCAACCCGTAAA